CCCAATCACAGCACCACCTGTACATGCTCCACCACGTCCTCTCTTACATGCAGGTTCACCTAATCCATGTTTCTTTGCCCATTCTGCTGCACCTTGTGCACCTGGAATACGTTTCAAAATCATTGAAATAATTCCATCATCGGCAAGTTGTCCGAGAATTCTTGTATGCTTCTTTGCATTATCCCAGAAACCACTTCCTTCCAAATTACCTTCAGTAGCTTCAGAAGTAGCAGACATGACAGGAGATACAGCCATGATTTCACCTGAACCAAGAGGATTCATTGAAATCTCACATTGACCAGGAGAAATTGCAGCAACACCAACATACTCAAACAAGAGCCAAAGAGCATAGTGCACCTGTGCGAGAGAATTGGGTGGAGTAACAGCATCTACTTCAACCTGGAAAACCATGTTGTTAGCATTTGCACCTGGAATCAAGGGTTGATCGGGTACAATAATATCCACACCGGGCTTCAAACGCAATACGGAACCTGCACCAGGTGACAATCTGCGTGTTAGAAAATTATCAGTATCATTGACAGATGGATAACAATCTCCAAGTTGATCAGTAATCTCGGGGAACATAGCATAGTCACCAGTCCAAACACCATTTACCGATGTTTCAAACGGACGGTCGTTAAGCCAAGATTCAGCAGAATCCTCACATCCATTTGCTTTGGCTATCCGATATAAATCAGCTGGTTTAGCAGTTGCGAGAATTTGGGTAGTGTTTGCCATGCTAATGTTTACTTTCCTTAGGAAGGCGAACAATTTGTTGGAATCCCAATTCCCCCATGCATTAACATCATCTGGGATTGGATGTGGTGCTTGAGTTTCAGAGCGATATATATCCATATTGTTTGTTTGGTAACGATCTTTTACTGGAGCAACAAATACCCAAATGGCTGTTGGGATCTCATTGAATGTGTAAACACCCGAAGACATATTTATTGTATCACCGTGAATATTTACAACAGTTCCTGCTCTAGTTGCTGTAGTATTTCCTTGTTTATTATATTCCGTAATATATGGAACAAAACGTCTGTAGGGAACAAGAGTAGTCAGGGGTTTATTAAGAATTGGCGGTATAGTCATAACTTGATAACAGAGACAAGCAGTATCCAAATGAACCGAATAACTTTTTACAGTAAAGGGACTCTTTGAAGTATCTGTTTCTGTTTGATCTACTGCTCCACGAACCCAATTATTCAAACGAATCATGTTTCCAAGATCACTGCAAAGACTGAAGGACAAATCCATTGATGTGATATTATACAACGGACGTCCATAAGTTGCATCATACTTCGAAGAAAAAGGAGAAACGAAAATAGGCTCACGCCAAACAATTGTTCCTACAACAAGTCTTTTTCCATCTACATCATCGACACGTTGTACTTTAAGTTCAGGATAGTCTTTATAATGGAGGTTAGACGAAGTGGCATTCATGAAAGACATATTATCTCCACCGATTATACCTTCACTGGATTTCATATATCCCCTGTGATGTGTGCCATAACGTCCTGGATATGATCTACCAAGCGGATGAAATACAGCAGCTGCCATGGGGGGAACTATGTCTATATCAAACCTTCTTCCGCTTTCATACTGCATCTCTGGCCTATGTATAGGACAAATATTCTGGTAAGACTTTGACAGTTCATATTGGTTCATATAACGTTCTTTCGCACGCACATACAACATAGGTTGCGAGAAGAAAGCACCACCGTTAATGTTAACACGAGCTTCTTCACAACATGTATTAAATGGGAAAGATTGGAATGTCCAATCTGAAAAGGCTGGGATAATTTTGTTGGCTGGCGCACTATCCGGTAAATTAAAAGTAATCGTGGCTGAAAGCTCAATTTCGAATGTATCGAGGTATGCCCTATCAATACCGAGTGTAGTTAAGTTATTAAACGTAATAGAACTCTGACTGAAACCACTTGCAGGAATGCGATAATATTGATTTTGTGTAGGGCCAATCACATAGTCATAGACAGGATCAGGTTGTGGCTCAATACGAGGATCCAAATACTGAACTGTTTTAACAGTTGCTTGTGCCATATTTTTCTATAAAAATAACTTC